GTGAACAGTCTCGATTTTGACCGCAAGCCCGAAGATACGCGCGTCGTCGTCGCCATGTCCGGCGGCGTCGACTCTTCCGTCGTGGCGGGGCTTCTCAAACGCGAGGGCTACGACGTTCTCGGCATCACGCTGCAGCTTTACGATCATGGCGCGGCGGTGCACAGGGCCGGCTCCTGCTGCGCCGGTCAGGATATCGACGACGCCCGCCGCGTCTGCGAGACGATCGGCATTCCGCATTATGTCCTCGATTACGAGGCGCGTTTCCGCGAGACGGTGATCAACCCCTTCGCCGAAAGCTATATCGCCGGCGAGACGCCGATCCCGTGCGTGGCCTGCAACCAGACGGTCAAGTTCGCCGACCTGCTTGCGACCGCCAAGGAGCTCGGCGCCGATGCGCTCGCCACCGGCCATTACATCCGTTCGCGGCCGAGCCCGAAGCCGCGTTATGCCGGCCAGCGCGCGCTCTACCGGCCGGCCGACGCCGAGCGCGACCAGAGCTATTTCCTCTTTGCGACAACGCAGGAGCAGATCGACTATCTGCGCTTCCCGCTCGGCGGTCTTCCGAAGAGCGAGACCCGGGCGCTCGCCGAGGAGATGGGCCTTGTCGTCGCCAAGAAGGCCGACAGCCAGGACATCTGTTTCGTGCCCCAGGGCAAATACAGCGACATCGTCTCGAAGCTGAAGCCGAACGCGGCGCTTGCCGGCGAAATCGTCCATCTCGACGGTCGCGTACTGGGCGCGCACGAGGGCATCCTGCATTACACGATCGGTCAGCGCCGCGGCATCGGTGTCGCGACCGGCGAGCCGCTCTATGTCGTCTACCTCGACGCCCGCTCGCGCCGCGTGATCGTCGGCCCGAAGGAGGCGCTGGAGACGCGCCGCGTCTACCTGCGCGACGTCAACTGGCTGGGTGACGAGGAACTGGAAGCGGCAGCCGGGCAGGGCTTCGAATGCTTTGCCAAGGTGCGCTCCACCCGCCGCCCCGCGCCGGCGGTCCTCAAGAGCGATGCCGAAGGGCTATATGTCGAGCTCGTCGAAGGCGAGGCGGGTGTCGCGCCCGGCCAAGCCTGCGCGCTCTATTCCGGCACCGGCGAGGATGCGCGCGTCTATGGCGGCGGCTTCATCCGCAGGTCCGAGCGCGAGCCGGCCGCGGAAGCGGCGCTGAAGGCGCTCTTGCAGGCGCCGGCGGCAGCGTAAAGCGGGCGATTCCGGCGTGGCGGGAAAACATCGCTTTTTCCCGAAGACATTGCTTGACACTAGCCGGAACAGCGCCTTATAAGCCGCCCGACCAGCCAAGACGGGCTTCGTTCAGAAGCTTTCACGGCACCGGCGGCGGAGTAGCTCAGTAGGTTAGAGCAGAGGAATCATAATCCTTGTGTCGGGGGTTCGAATCCCTCCTCCGCTACCATCTTAATCACCGACAAGTCGGAGTCGATGAGACTCGACAGATAGCCTTTGATATTGATTTCGTACGGCTGTCCCTTTTCCGTTGGATTGATGACCACGGCAGCCACGAGCTGCCGAAACGGCGCCGCTATTTCGGGTGACGCCTCGCCGCCCTTTTCACGTACGATCTGAGCCAGGCTCTCGATGTTTTCCCGAAAGCGCTTCACGGCTTTCGGCTGGATCTCGATCACATTCGGCGGATCTTCGGTGGTCTCAAGGATAGCTTTCTGCCGGTCGCGCTCCGCCCGCAGTGGCGCCAGGAGAGCAGCGGCCTCGTCGTCCTCGATGAGACCCTTGGAAATTTTCTCAACGATCTTGGTGATGCCGTCCTTAGCGTCCTGCAGCGCGCGTTGTGCGTTTGCGCGTGCTCTTTGCGCATCACCGCGCAGTCGCTTCTGCTCGGCCTGATAAGCCTCGACATAAGCCTCAATGATGCTTGTGTCAGCGAATTGACGTCGCAGGCCGTCAACGACTTCAGTTTCAATGCGCTCGACATAGTAGCGTCGGCTGTTCTTGCAGATCCCTGATTCGCGGAAGGTACTGCACTGAATGCGATTTCCGCTTCGGTCGGGGCCGACAAGCGCCATTCCTCCGCCACACGCGCCGCAGCGCAACAGGCCCGAAAGTATCCGCTTAGATCGTGGGCCTTTTGCACGGTCGGCGCCGCCCGTCGCCTCCTTGCGCCGCTGAACACTATCAAAAAGTCCGCTGTCCACGATCTGCAAGTGCGGGGCCGCTACCTCTTCATAATCGCTCTCGGGGTTTACTCGTGAGATGCGTCGGCCGGTCGAAGGATCTTTGACCATCTGAATCCGGTTCCAGACAATCCGGCCGGCGTAAATTGGGTTGCGAAGTATGCCGTTGCCTCGCTGGCCACTGCCGTTAATCGTGGAGGCGTTCCAGCGCTCTCCCCGCGGTGCAGGCACGTTTTCTTCATTCAGGATGGCGGCGATCGACCTAGGCGCCATCCCGCCTGCGTACAGTTCGTAGATTCTCCGCACCGTCGCGGCCTCGTCTTCAACGATTTCCAGCTCGCCCCTCCGGCCAAATATCGGCCGGTAGCCGTACGCCTTGCCACCGGGATTGCGGCCGGAGCGCACCACCCCCACCATGCCGCGCCTGACCTTCTTGGCGCCTTCCTCACGCTGCATCTGCCCGATCACGCCATACATGCCGATCTGGACAGTATCCATAGCGCCGCCATTGACGCAGTTCATCTCGATTCCGCGAAACTTCAGCGTCTTATGGATGTGGGCGAGGTCGGCAATATCGCGGGAAATGCGGTCTGGCGCTTCTGATACAAGGACGTCGAACTCGGCGCGGTCGGCCGCCTGGATCAAGTTCGCGAGACCAGGCCGTCCAAACATCGATGCGCCTGACTTGGCACGGTCGGAAAATTCCCCCACGACGTTAAGGCCCAGCCGTTCGGCGTGGGCCCGGCACAATCTGAATTGGTCCTCCACCGACTGATCATTCTGCAGATCGGTGGAGTACCGTGCGTAGATTGCGGCTCGCTTCATTGTTTTCTCGCGGGTTCCATGCCTTTTTCGTTCTCATTAGCGGGCAGGGGCGGCCGAGCGTCAAGCCGAGCCTGCCGGATCGCGAGTGCCTTCACGAAAGCAATCAAGGGGCTATCCTGTGGATAACGGGGATGATCGTCTGTCATGACAGCCGCCCGCCATAATCGTCGGCTTTGCGAATGATCTTGATCGCCCCCGGCTTCAGCTTCGTGGTGGTTTCAAGACGGCCCTTCCAACGAGTTTCGGCGCGGTAGTAATAGCCGGGAACGGTTTTGTATTCGACGCGCTCGAGCCAGAAGATGGGCCTGCACACCTTTCCGTTTCGCCGCTTCCATTCGACCTCATACAAGCCTGGACCGTCGTATGCCACTGACACCGGCGGCGCCGGCACGAAGACGCTGATGAAGCGGCCGTAGTCGATAACCTCCGGAGAGCCGTAACGCTCAGTCAGGCAGGCGATGAGCTCCTCCTTCGCAGCCGTGATGCGCTCGTCCAACGTGGACGCAGTAGCTACGGAAGCCGAAGCAAGCTTGATCGGAGCAGCGGCCGTTGCTATGGCGCCGAGGATTATCCGTCTGGAGAGGCTCATTGTGCTACCTCCATTTCAGGCGCCATCGTTGGTCGCCGCGCCTCTCGCGATCTGACCTCGGCTTCATCTCTCACAAATTCGGCGGCCTTCACCGCGAACGGCGCGAGGTCTTCGGCGCAGTCCGCCTCGAAGCTCAGGATTGTCCAACCACGCCATTCCACTTCGCTGCTGGTCGCCGGCTTGGCGGCCACCGAGATATTGACGGCGGCTTGCTCATAGCTGCCAAGAAAGTCGCATATGTCCTCAAGGACATTCCCCGCGGCGTTGTAGTTTTTGCCGTCTTCGGTCAAAAACCGAGGCTGGCAGCAGAAGCCCGAAATGACCTCGGCCACCGTGTAAAGAACTTTTCGGAGGTCGCGCAGCTCCTTCATGCCCATCTTGCGAAGCTCGGCCATGTCTATGTCACATGAGACGCGGCCTCGGGGGAGCAGCGGATCACGGCAAGCGGCTTCGGCGATCGGCAAGCCTTCGGCGGCTGCCTGAACTGATGTGTTCGGCATTTAAGTCTCCAATATTGAGGTAGGTGGTTTGCGGGAAGCCGGCGCCTATTCGTGCTTGATCAGCTTGAACCGGCCTTCGATGTAGGGATGGGTGTAGAGTTTGCCGGCGGAATGTCGGCACTCAGCAACGAAGCGTTCGAACGTCGCGGTGACGTCTTTCCTCCAGTAAACGGCGTAGGTCGCGCCGTCGGCCTCGGCGTGCTCGTTCCGGACCATGCCGGCGGGCTTCGGAGCGTAGGGCGACTGGCGCATAACAGCGTCTACCGTTGCGTCCGACAGGCCGTAGAGCTGCCAGATACGCCGCCGGATATGGACAATGCTCTCGGAATTGGCTGGGCGGGCGCTGAGAACGGTCTGCGCCGTCTCTACCCGCTCGACCCGGGCGTCGATCGCTGTGATGGCCTTCGCTTGCTCCGCCTGACGGCGTTCAACCTCAGCTTGGAGGGTGAGCATCTGAATCAGCGTTTCGGTAGTGGTGAGGGGTCGAGGGGAGGCGACCGCAGCCTCTAGCTCCCGAAGGCGCTTTATCACTTTGCGACGCAAAGGCGCGCTATAGCCGAGCAGGAGAGTTTCGGTCAGCTCTCGGTCGAGCCGATATTCGGTCTGCTCCCGGTTCATGCTGTCGATGTAGATGTGCGCAAATCTGCTCACATCTTCGCCGAGGTCGATCAGCATACGTTCGATATCGCGTTTAACGTCCGGGTGACGTTTGCCCGTCAACTCCGCGATCTCGCGGCTGGACATCGTGACCGGTGGATTCCCGAGAATGGCGTTCATGTTCGCTCCATCGCGTTGATGGAGACAATAAGCCACATCGGCTAATTCAATGTCAACTGAAAATAAGCCGTAATGGCTAAGTTTTCTCCCCAAGCTTCGTCGTATCGAAGTGCGCCACTATGGCCGAGTTCGATAGATAACCGCTGAAATACCACATGAAGTTGATTGGTACGTTCTTCATAAGGCGCCCGTTCATTGACCTGATATCGAATTCCGAAACCGAGTGCTTCTTGCCGATGATGCCCAAATGGAGTTCTTGACTACCGGTCACGTTGTACATGCAAAGACGGCCGTCGAGATACTCGGCCGATTCCAATTCGCGCTCGCCCATCAGACTGAATTGAACTAGGTCGCCTTCACCAAAGAACGGCAGGAGAGTGTTGTCCTGGACGTGTAACCACTTGGCGTCAGGCTCTCCAAGAGGATTCCTGAAAGCGCTGAAGCTATTTTCGGATGGATCGACCACTTCGATGTTTTCACCGTCGTGAAGACGCCCGCTTGCATCCATGCTGAGAAGTTTGAAGCCTCCCCATAACTCCATCTGGGAAGTTTCGAGAGCTTGGGCCAGTCGCTCAAGCCAACTCCCTGTGAGTTGCATAACGCCGCGTTCAAGTTTGCTTACGGTGATGACATGGACCCCCAAGCGATCCGCCAACTGTTGTTGGGTGATTTTTTTCTTGCGGCGTATTTCGGCGATGTTATTCGGGTGCGTGCTCATAAAAGCCAATATGGCTTACAATCCTTTCAAAAGACATAACCAATTTGGCTAAGTTTTCGTTGACATCGACTTAGCCGATGTGGCTTAATCAGCACGCTATGACAAACACCCCCTTCACCCCGCGCCGTTGGCGACAAAACCGAAAAATGACGATGGCGAGCATCGCTTCGATGCTTGGCATTGCTGGTAAAAACCCATCTCGCACCTGGCAGAGATATGAGACGGGTGAACGTGAACCGCCAATCACCATCATCGCCAAGCTTGAGATGATCAGCGATGGCAGCGTCAACAGCGCCTCCTGGATGCAGGTTCGGCAGGCCTTTCAGAGCCGACAGAAAGCGCCCCAATGACAAAGCGTGACTTCACAAAAGTCTCGCCGAACGTCTGGCGCTCCAGTCGTTTCCGTAAACTCGAAAACAGCGACGCTCAGCTCCTGTACCTCTATTTCCTAACGTGCGAGCACCAGAACAGTGCCGGCTGCTTCCGTATTCCCGACGGCTATGCCTGCGCGGATCTCGGCTGGGACATTAACCGATATGTCCAGGCTCGCGACCATCTGGTGACCGGAGACATGGTCAGCTTCGATGCTGACGCCGAGATCATCTACGTCCATCGCTGGTTCAAACACAGCCCGCCCATGAACGACAAACATGCGCAGGGGACGATGCGCCTCATCTCTGAGATCGAAAACGATGATCTGAGGGAGAAGGTCGAAGCGGACTTTGAATTGGCCGACGCTGCAAGGCAATCGCGATCCGCAGTGGCTGCCGCGAGTGACCCACTCTCCAGGCGCCCTTCGACTTTCCGCAATGGAGGGTATCAATGATGCGCGCTAGATACCCTATCGATACCGTATCCAGACCGTATGGATATAAAGAGACAGAGACAGAGACTAAGACAGAGAAGAAGACACGAGAAAAAGAAAAAGAAGAAAACCGAGAAAAAAGACTGAAGAAAGAGATCGCCACTTGGTGGTCAGCTCCCAAGCCTTGTTGTTCACCTGTTCATGGCTTTGGAGGTAATTCATGAAGCGCAGAACCAGAAAAAGTCAGTCCGCGCGCGATAATCTGCGGTGGGCCAAAGTGCAGGCAAACGGGACCTACGCCGAACTCGGACATACCGAAGGGCGCCAACTCCTCACAACGGTGTTCCGCTCGCTCCCCAGTCAGCCTCCTCGAGAGGTCTTCTCAGATCAGCAGCTATTCGACGGCACGATGGAATTGATCCGGCACGGCCTGCTCGAGGTCTGGTTCGCCCTCGATGGAACGACGCTGCATGTCCGCTCAGATTTCCGAGGTGCAGCATGACAGTGCCCATGATGACCATGTCCGAGGCCTTTCTCTACTTGGATTTTTGCGACTTCCGAATCTTCGGTTGGGAGATAACGGAAAGAAGCCTTCAGCATCCAAGGAGCAAGGCAGCAAAGGCGATCACTGAGCGCTGGAAGGAAATCCTGCGGCACGCTCCGGCGATCGATGATTTCGTGAAGGCGGCTATGGAAGGCCGTCCCGTTCACGAACTCTGGCCCGACCACCTGCGCAAGGAAGTCGAGTTCTCCATCAATACGAAGGTGCCGCGCACCATCAACGAGCCCACGAGCGCCGAGTTCATCGCGGACATGCACGCCTGCGGCCGGACTGACTGGATGCTGCCTGAATTTCTGAAATCGCACGGAAGGACCGCCTAATGCTTCTCCTCGAAATCCTCAAGCTAGCAATCAAGATCCGTCGCCTTCGAAAGGACCTCCAGAGATGAATAGCTACCGCCAATTCTCCAAACGCCCTGCCGGACGACCGGCAAAGAAGCACCAGCCGATGGATGTAGCGCTGTTTTCGAAAGGGACACACGTCTTTTGTGACGGAGCCTGTGAGCCCAACCCTGGCGCAGGTGGATGGGCTTTTGCTGTCTACCAGGACGGCATCGAGACTACCTGTGCCGCTGGCGGCGACCTCGAGACAACGAACAACATCATGGAATTGACCGGCATGCTTCGGGCGGTGGAATGGGCGGCCGCTAACCGCGCCACCGTCACTATTTGGTGCGATTCCATGTATGTCGTGAACGGCTGCAATGACTGGCGCAAGAAATGGAAGGCAAACGGCTGGCGCCGCGGCGGTCCCAATGCGAAACCGGAAAACAGCAAGGTCATGAACCTAGAGCTATGGAAGGAAATCGACGCCGCGCTCGAAAGCGCAGGCGCTCTCGTGACGATCGCTTGGGTCAAAGGCCACAATGGCACCGCGGGCAATGAACGGGCTGACGAGCTTTCCCTGATCGGCCGCCAACAGGCGATTGAAGGCTCCGCAGACAGTAGGGGCGAAGATCTGGACGCACAGTTTCGCGGCATCATGGCGGGGTGAGTGGTGCAGCGATCGGAGAATGGCATCAACCTTCACCGTTTCTGCGAAGGGTACGGTCTGAAGATCAGGCCGTATCGCCAAGGCCGTGCTCTGCGGCCTGCAAAGTGGCCATCACAACTGGATGTCGGCCTCGGCCTCAAGGGTGACTGGCTGATTGATCGCGTCGCTAAATTCACCGAGCAACTGAACTTTCAGGTGAATAGAGCGCAAGAGATCCGGGTCATGTGGGAAGTGCCTAAACTCTCCGTTTTCGGAAATGTGACAAAGAATCCGGCATTGCTCAGCCTTCTGTCCCTCCTCCTTTCCAGGAAGGTACGCATGCGTATATTTTGTCTTAATCAGCTCGGAAAATGGTATATCTCTCCTCACGCCGCCGGTTTCCACCGTTTTCACAAAGAAGTCGAAGCGCTCGTCGCTGCTTTGGTAGCGAAATTCTTTGATCAGCAATTGTCGTCTATTTCTGTTCAACACGACAATCTCCAATATCGGAAACCATCTGACGAATTCGCCATCTTGTTCCAGGGAGAATTTTATATAAGCGTCAGGGCTTCCATTCCCCAGAAGAAAGTCTGTTTGGCGCCGCTGTTCTCGAAGTTGCTCAGTCATCACGAGAACGGTGAGCAACGCGCCGCCCAAAGCAGCCCAACCACTCAAGGCGCCGACCCATTCTATGGCGCAATTGTTCGTGCCACTGCAAAGCGCCTGGATGGTAACTGGATTTCCGAAAATGACCGTCAGACCGACGGCGCTAATCACCATCGGGCCAAGCCAACGTGCGACTCCATCCGGCAACAAAGAACTCATGAAACACCTACCTGCAGGTCCGCTATTCAGGAGGTCTATCCGAGATTTACAAATTGGAGGTTAGCAGCAGCAACGGCATTCGCTGACTTCGGCGCCAAAAGGCGCGCCCGGGAGGTCGTATGAGCAAAGGCAGGCTCGACGCTCTCCTCGATGGTCTCGGAATAAAGCTAGTGCCGGTTTATCGCCGACGTGCGGCAGCCCAGAGCCATGCCCGCGGCACCATGCACGAGATCCGCAACCAGTACGGGGACGGTCATCTCATCATGACTCTCCGCTGCATCCGCCAAACTCGAAACAACCGCGACGAGCTCTGGTCGGAAACCATCGGGGCCGTCTCCGACATCCTCATCCAACGCCCAGATTGGGCCATAGAGCGGGCGGGAGATGTTCTTGATGCCTTTGACACAATTCAGCTTGGGCCACTACGGGGCGAAGCCGTAGCCCGGCGCCCTTGGCCTGTGCGTGCCTCACTTCGAATGTTGATCTACAAGGAACTGGAGAAGAGACTTGATGAGCCAGAGCAACGTCTTGCCGTTTGACGACCTGTCCGAGGCCTCCGCAGCAGTAGCGGATGCTGTCGCTATCGTGCGCGCCAGATTCGTGGAGGCTGCGGACACCATGCTGCACATCGACGTTCGATCCATCCGGCCGGCGGCTGTTCGTTCCTTCTGGCCCGATATTCAACCGGAGCCAATGGACAGGGTGGAAGCCGTCATTCGCTACCGGCCCTCAGCGGCCGCCATATCCCGAGCCGAGGAAGTGATGTACGGTTGGCTGCTCGACTACGCTCGCGATGACGAGCGCCGCGTCCTTCTTGGCAAGTGGTCGATGTGTATCGCCGCGCCCCATATCTCCGGATCGTTCCGGCAGTTCTGTAAGAAAACTGGTCGCGTACGTCGGACGGCAGAGCGTCGGCTGTTCAATGAATTTCAGCACATTGCCAGCGAGCTGATTAAAATTCCTCAATCGTTACAAGAGCCTAACTGGAATAGGGTGTCGCCAATGATGCCAAATTCGGATACTGATTTCGATAAGTTCAGGGAACCTTTGACCAAGTACGCGCTACACGGCATGACGGGCGACGCGAAGCCGATTTACGATCCTGCTAGCCCCGAATTGGCGGCGCTGATCAAGCGGCTGGAAAAGGCAAATCGCCGCCGCCAGCGCGAGAGCAAAAAGGCGGCGTAAAAACCACGCCGGGATAGCCCATTGGTGGAGGAGATCACCACCGCCGATCAAAAGGGCGGAGGCCTTGGAGCGGACGGATGTCCGCTTCCTGCAATTGTTCCTTGAGGAAATCCCAGATGTAGTCTGGTACTGCGAACGGCATCTCGTCCGTGCGGTGATTGCCGGGAGGGATCGAGAGAAAGCCCTTGGCGACCAATGCCTTGGTGTGTGGATTGAAGTAGGGCGCGGAAAAAACCTTGGTCTTGTTCGCAACGGCCCAAGCAAGCAAGAACATTTCCGGTTCTGGCAAGTCGTCAAGAGCAGCGATATGTTCCGCCTGCCATTGTTCCCGTGCTCTCCTGCGGAATGGGCGCGTGATCAATTGCAGAGCAGATCGAATGATCGCAACCGTAAGAATGCTTGCGCTGCACAAGGTGACGATAAATGCGGCTCCAGGCAGCCAGGCTGGCAGAGCGGTTAGGTAACGGATCTCGAAATAGTAACCGCCAAGGATGCCGGCTCCCGCCAGGAACACGGCCAGCGCGACTGGCCACGAAGCAGTCATTGCTTCTAACAGGTCTTTCAAGGAAGGCATGTGTCGAATCGCATCTAGAGATCAATCAACCAGAGGTAATCAAACTCTCAGCTTGGTGGCAAGGCGACTGGCTGCGCGGTAGACGCGAACGCCGCCGCCAGCGCGAGAAGAGGGCGGCATAGGTTGCCATCTGAAATGGTGGCGGGGCGCGCGGCCCTAGCGATCCACTGATATCCAGCCAGGATCGTCTCCGCGAAGTCTTCTAGGGCCCTAGGAGCACCTATTCGCCGCATAGGCGGTAACAGATAACGCCAGAGAGCCCCGCCCGGAGTGTCGCCCGGTAGCGGGGCATTCGCTTTGAGGAGATGAGCAACATGCCCGCCTACCTCGTCCTCCCCTACGACTCCGGCCCTCTCGGCTTCCCCGGCATGCAAGCCCTTATCAACGAGAAGGCAGCAGAAGGGTATGCGCTCCTCCGGGTAATAGAGCGCAGCACGTATCAGTGGGTGCTGATCTTTAAAAAGGCGCAGTGATGCGAGGATGGATAGCGCTTGCCGTAGTCTACGTCGTCGGCTTCTTCCTGACGTTTGGCTACACCTATGCCAATTTCGAATGTGGCCGCGCGGTCGGGGAATACACGTGCAAGGCGGACCAGGACTTCGTCCCAGTCGCAAAGGGGCTGATCTGGCCTGTCTACTGGGCTGGGCACGGCTCAATTAAACTGTTCGATTAAGTTTGCGCAGGAGCGGAGACTCCTCACCTCGACAACCGACGCGAGGAACAAGGCCTTCACTCGTGGCTGTAGAAGCCGCGCCGCCGCTCCGGGGACGTCACCCTCATCATACGGCGCTAAGTGGGCAAGTCGGGCTTCAACTAGCCTTCTTCAACCCGGCGGCCTTTCTAAGGTCGTCATTCATTCGGCTCTGCCAGCCTTTGCCGGTCGCCTTGTAATGATCGACAATGTCGGGGTCGAGACGGATCGTAACCGGCGTCTTGGTGAGGTCGGCCTTTGGTCGCCCACGGACGGCCTTCTCGATCTCCTCCGCGATGTCGGGGAAGGCTTCTTTGAATGGGCGCGCCTGTTTCAACTCCTCCTCGGTCAGTGGCGGGTTGTCTGACACGGCGTCCCAGTCCTCTTTGCTGTAGCCGCGGCCAGGCTGGAACTCTTCCAGGCGCTTGTAAGTGATAGCCATCAGAGCAGGCTCCTTTCATCTTTTCGGGCCGGGCGCATCGATATGACCGACAGCGCCTCAGAGCCAAGGGTGACGAAGATCACGACGATTGTCCCGTCCTCAAGGCGGCCGATAGCTTTTGACCGACCATTCTTCGCCGGGACGACGAGAGAGGCAAGAAAGAATTCGAGAGACAGGTCGGCGAAGTCGAGGCCGTGTTTCTCGATGTTGGCGATGCGCTTCGGTTCGTCCCAGATGATCTCCATAAATTGTACGTACGATAAATATGCGAGCCGCGCAAGGAAATAATGTACGTACGGAAATTATTTTTGTACGTACACAGAAATCCAGCAGGTTAATAGTGCGATGGGAAGACCCACAACATTCACGCAGGCAAAGGCAGATGCTATCTGCGAGCGCTTGTCAAACGGGCTCAGCCTGCGCGCCATCTGCCGCCATAAGGCCATGCCGAGCAAGACGACGGTGTTTAAGTGGCTGGCGCAAAACAGCGAGTTCGCTGACCAATACGCGCGTGCGCGCGAGGCCCAGGCCGACCTGCTTGTCGACGAGATGATCGAGCTCGCCGACACCCCGAAGGTGGGCAAGAAGACCAAGCGCACCGCTGATGGAAAGCTGGAAGAGACGACCGGCGACATGATCGAGCATCGGCGCCTGCAGATCGAGACGCGCAAATGGGTTGCGGCTCGTATGCGGCCGAAGAAATACGGCGATCGGATCGACGTTGACCAGAAGACGACGGTCGAGGCCGGCGACAGCGTCATGGCATTGATGAAGGCGATCGATGGGCGAACCCGCTCTAAGTGATGAGGTCGTTGACCTCTGGGCAGATCGACGTTGGCGGCTGCAGAACCTGTATTTCATCGAGGACAAGCACGGCAACGTTGTGCGGTTCAATATGAACATGGCGCAGGAGAAGCTGCTCGAGGACCTGCATTACCTGAATATCGTGCTCAAGGCGCGGCAGATGGGGTTCAGCACGTTCATTCTGATCCTCGCCTTGGACTGCTGCATCTTCAATTCGAACTTCGCGGCCGGCCTTGTCGCCGACACGAAGAAGAATGCCGAAAACCTGCTGAAGCGCATCAAATTCGCCTATGAGCGGTTGCCTGATGAGATCCGGCGAGTGGTCGAGATATCCGCCGACAACAAGGGCGAGATTGAATTCAGCAACGGCTCAAGCGTCGAGGTCGGCGTCTCGCTGCGATCGGGCACGAAGAACTTCCTGCACATCTCCGAATACGGGAAGATCTGCGCGAAGGCGCCCGACAAGGCGAAGGAAATCAAGTCCGGCTCGCTGAACACCCTGGCGGCCCGGCAGCTGGGCTTTATCGAGAGCACGGCAGAGGGGCGCGGTGGGGACTTCTATGAAAAGACGCAGGCTGCTCGTCGAATCCTCGACAGCGGTCGCGAGCCCGGTGACATGGAATACCGGTTTCATTTCTTCGCATGGTGGCAGGACGCCACATACCAGCTTGATCAGCCTGTTCTCCTCACATCCGAGGACGAGGCCTATTTCGCCGGGTTGGAAGCCGAGCACGGCATCCAGCTCTCAGAGCCTCAGAAATGGTGGTACGTGTCCAAGAGAGCCGAGCAGGGCGACGATATGTGGAAGGAATTCCCTTCGACACCAGACGAGGCGTTTCAGGCTGCGAAGGAGGGGGCATACTTCGGCAAGGAGATGCGTGCGCTAAGGCAGCGCGGCCGCGTCGGGGCCTTTCCATACGTTCCAAACATCGTCGTCAACACGTTCTGGGACTTCGGCCTCGGCGACACGCAGACGATTTGGCTGCATCAGGAGGTTGCCGGCGAGCATCGCTTCGTTGGCTACTTCGAGGACAGCGGAATGGGCCTCGGCCATTACTTTGCGTGGCTCGATAAATGGGCAGCGCAGAGAGGCGCGAGATGGGGCGTGCACCATGGACCCCATGACATCGACCACCGCCGCCAGACGACAACCGCGGGGCAAGCAGAGACCATCAAGACCATGTCGGCTCAGCTCGGCTTCATGTTCAAGACGGTCCAGCGAAACCCCGACAAGGTCAACGCCATTCACGGCGTCCGCATGAAGCTGCCGGGCTGCGTATTCGACGAGGCCGCGTGCTCGGGTGGGATACTGCATCTCGAAAACTACAGCCGAGATTGGGATGAGAAGCTCGCCGTCTGGCGCAGCCATCCACGGCATGACGAACACAGCCACGGCGCCGACGCCTTCATGACGTTCACCGATGGCTACACGCCGCCGGTCAATGGCGGCTCATGGAAATTCACTGATCGGAAGGTTATTTGATGGCTGCGATGCAGAAACAGCAGATTGCTGCCCAGGTCTCGCAGCTCGTCAAAGATTGCGAGAACTATCGAGACGAGCTTTCCGTCGACCGCATCAAGGCGATGGAATATTACGACGGCGAGATGAAGGACACGCCCGCCGACCCGAACCGGTCGAAGGTGGTCTCCCGCGATGTCCGCTCCGCCATCAAGAAGGTGCTGCCGTCCGTCATTCGCACCATTCTCGGTAACGACAAGGTCGTCGAATACCAGCCGGTCAACGAAGGGGACGAGGCTGCAGCAGAGCAGGCTACGGACTACGTCAACTTCGTCGTGTTCCCCGAGAGCGATGGCTATGACGCCGTCCAGGACGCCGCGCACGACGCGCTGAAGCTCCGGAACGGCATCATCCGCTGGTGGTACGACAGGAAGCGCAAGGTTCAGGTCTCCAAGCATACCGGGCTTGATGAGCAGGCGCTGGTTCAACTCGTCGCTGACGATGATGTCGAGGTGCTGGAACAGGAAGCCTACGAGGAGCAGATCGACACGCCGCAAGGGCCGCAGCCGGTCAAGCTCTACAATGTGAAGATCCGGCGCGTGTCCGAATACGGGTGCACGAAGCTCGCCGCGGTGCCGCTCGAAGAGTTCCTGATCCATCCAGACGCTATCTCGATCGACGACAGCCCGATAACGGGCATGAAGACGCGCCTGCGCCGCTCCGATCTGGTCGAGATGGGATATGATCGAGAGAAGGTCGACAGCTTCCCGGCCTCGGGCTCGGATATCGATGAGGAAGAAGAGGAATTCACTCGCCGGCGCGACGCCTTCGATGAGAACGATTCGATCGTCAAGGCGCTGCAGGAGGTCGATTACTACGAGCTCTATGTGAAGATCGATGCGGATGACGACGGCATTGCCGAACTGCGCCGCATGTGCTTCGCCGGCGGCCTGGCGGAGGTCAATCTCCTCGACGATGAGGAATGGGATGAAGTCCCCTTCGCCGATCTGATCGTTGAACGCCGGCCGCATCAGCGCGAAGGCAATTCCGTCACCGACGACATGGCCGAAATCCAGCGCGTCAAGACCGTGCTGATGCGCCAGACGCTCGACAACCTCTATTGGCAGAACAATCAGCAGCCCATCGTCCAGGAGGGCACGATTGCCAACCCGGAAGCGGTGCTCAACCCGAAGTTTGGCCAGCCAATCCGGGTCAACCAGGGCATCGATGTCCGCGGAGCCATCGGCTACAACACCGTGCCATTCGTCGCCGAGCAGTCTTTCGGCATGCTCTCCTACCTCGATCAGGAGGCAACGGACCGCACCGGCATTTCCGATGCTTCCAGCGGCATGGCGCCGGACGCGCTGCAGAACATGACGGCCAAGGCCTCGGCGATGATCGAGGCGGCAGGCGTTGGCCAGACGGAATTGATGGTCCGCACGTTCGCACAGGGCCTCAAGCGCGTGTTTCAAGGCCTTCTGCGGTTGGTGATCAAGCACCAGGACAAACCGCGCACAGTGAGGCTGAGAAACCAGTGGGTGACCTTCGATCCGCGCCAGTGGAATGCGGAGATGGATGTCACCGTGAACACCGGGCTCGGCGCCGGCACGCGTGAGCGCGACATGATGATGATGCAGGTCGTCGGCGCGCAGCAGGAGAAGCTTCTTGCGGCTTACGGCCCCGTCAACAATCCCTATGTCTCCGCGGAGAACATCTGGAATTCGGTATCGCGTGGCGTGGAAGCCGCCGGCCTTCGCACTCCGGACCTATATTTCACCAAGCCGACGCCCGAGCAGATCGAACAACTGCAGAAGGCCCAGGCGAACAAGCCTGATCCTGAAATGGAGAAGGTCAAGATCAAGGCGCAGGCCGACCAGCAGAAGGCCCAGCTCGACGCCCAGCTCCAGCGCGAGAAGATGCAGCAGGAGGCGCAGCTTGAAACCCAGCGCATACAGCAGGAAATGGCGCTGAAGCGCTACCAGATCGAGCAGGAAATACAGCTCAAGCGGCAGACCAACGCCATGCAGATGCTGACGCGTGATCCGGTATCGAGCGTGAATATTGGCGGAGATCCGGGCTGATGCGGCAGGAAGCAACGCATTATCTTCTGCCAAGCGAAGAGGCGAGCCAGAAGCCAATCGGTTACCGCTCCATTCTCGATCTCGCTCATTTGTGCCGGCAGGCCGTTGTCCGCGGCGATTTCGATGACGCGAAGCGCATATCTGACCTGATTTCGCAGCTTGAAGAGCGCTTCCCGGCCGCCAAGAAGGCGCTGGGCGAAGACTTTCCGGGGGCGAAATGAGGCAGGAAGACAAGACCGCCGCCGCCCGCGTGCTGCTAGACATGCCGCTTTTTCATCTCCTGATGGACGAATTGGAGATGGCGGCCGTCAACGGCTGCGTGAACGCCAAGAACACAGATCATGACGCCCGCGCCGCCTTTGCGGCCGAAGTGCGGGCCATCCGAAATCTCAAAGGCAAGATCAAGTTCCTCGCCGAGGGACAATCCTCTGCCGATGGGAAAGGCGCCCCGGCATAGGGCCGCGGCCAAACCTAAAAGGCAAAGCCAGACATGACAGACGCAGCCACCAACTCCCCTTTCGTGGGGGAGAGTGATAGCGGTCGCCCCGCACTCAGCTTCGATGACGCTGTAAACCTCGACTTCGCCGAGTCCTCCGAGACCAACGAGCCGGAAGAGGAAGAGCAGCAATCGACGAATGCGACGGATGAGGCCTCTGAAGATGGCCAAGAGACCGACAATCCCGCAGCCGAAAGCGACGAGTCTGCCGAACCCGAAGAAGAGGGCGCGGAGACCAACGAAGCCCAGGACACCATCATTACCCTGAAAGGCGGTGAGCAGGTTCCTCTTGAGGAGCTGAAGCAGGGTTATTTGCGGGAGAGTGACTACCGCCGGAAAACTCAGGAGCTCGGCAACAAGCGCGGATCTCTTGAGGCCATGACCACCCGCGTCGCCTCCACGGCGAACGCCATCGCAGAATTCCTGATCCAGCAGCTACCACAGGAGCCATCGCGCACTTTGGCGATGCAGAACCCGAACGAGTACACGCGCCAGAAGGCCGTTTACGACGGGGCTCTTGAACAGGTTCAGCGCCTCATCGACATGAGCGCCGAGCCGAAGCAGGTGGCGGGCGAGCTCAAGCAGGCCGCGACAGAGGAAACTCTTGCGGCCGAGAACGCCAGGCTGCTCGAAGCCTTCCCGCACCTCGCCAAGGAGGAAGCCCGAGAGAAGTTCTTTACCGACGCCTTCAAGGCCGGCCAGGACTTCGGGTTTTCTCAGGACGAGATGCAGGGTTTCACCGATCACCGTTACTTCAAGGTCATCCACTACGCCCAACTCGGTCTCCAGGCAGAGCAGGCGAAGAGCAAGGCCATGACGAAGGTGGCGAACGCCCCGCCGGCAACGGCGAAGGCCAAGCCGAACGGGCCGGTTAACCCGCAGGCGCGCAAGAATCAGGATGCGATGAAGAGGTTGTCAAAAACCGGGTCGATCAAGGACGCGATGTCGATCGACTTTGAATAACCCATCTTCAAAGGATCAGAACCATGGCAGCTCTCGCCAATACCTTCCAGACCACGAATGCGGTCGGCAACCGTGAAGAACTCTCCGACGTGGTGTCCCGCATCACGCCGGAAGACACCCCGATCTATTCGCTCATCGAAAAGGGCAAGTGCGTTTCCGTCCATCCCGAGTGGGAAACGGACGAACTCGCCGCGCCGGCCGCGAACATCAAGCCTGAGGGCGACGAATACACCTTCGGCGCCATCACCCCGCCCGAGCGCATGGGCAACTATACCCAGATCATGCGCAAGGAGTGGATCATCTCCCGCACGCAGGAAACGGTGAGCAACGCCGGTAACGCTGAAAAGCGGAAGTATCAGAAGCTGAAGAAGGGCGTCGAAATCCGCAAGGATGTCGAGTTCGCCATCGTCGACACCAACGCTTCTGTGGCGGGCTCGACCCGCGAATTCGGCTCGCTGAATACCTGGATCGAGACCAACGTCTCCCGCGGTGCCGGTGGCGCCAACGGCGGTTTTGACTCCGGTACCGGCCTGACCGTTGCCCCGACCGATGGCACGCAGCGCGCATTCACGAAGACCATCCTGGATAGCGTGATGCAGTCGGGCTACCAGAGCGGCGCCAACTTCCGTCACGTCTCGGTGTCGCCCTACGTCAAGAGCGTGTTCGTCACGTTCATGTCGGACGCCAACGTGGCCCCGTTCCGCTATGCCGTCTCCAAGGGCGGTGAGCGCAACACCATCGTTGCGACGGCCGACTACTACGAAGGCCCGTTCGGCACGGTCATGATCCACCCGAACCGCGTTCAGGCGGTGGGTGCGCAGCAGGCGCGCAATGCCTTCTTCCTTGACACCGACATGGTCGAATTCCTCTGGCTCGACAAGATCCAGGAGGACAAGAAGGTCGCCAAGACCGGTGACGCCGATAAGGGCGTGATCATCGGCGAAGGCACGCTCAAGGTGAAGAACGAGAAGGGCCTCGGCGTCGCTGCCGACCTCTTCGGCCTCGACGTCGACAGCTAATCGGTTTCGGTCATCATTAACAGGGGCGGGCTTCGGCTCGCCCTTCCCATTCCAAGGAGAGACAACATGGCAGAAGCCAAAAAGACCCCCGTCAAGCTGCTCTACGACGTGTGGTTTGAAGAAAACAAGCGCACGCCCGCCGGTACGGTGGTCGAAGTGTCGGTTTCCGAGGCAAAGAAGCTTATCGATGCCGGCAAGGCCGAGCGCGCCGATCCGCTTCCCGGAGACGCCGAATGATCATCCGAGACGGAGAGTGGACGCTCTTTGACCACGACATGACGACCGGCCGCTCCGTCTGGCACTATTTCGACGGGGAGAAGGACGTTTTCCGCGTCGATTATCCGATCACGAACATCGTCAACCAGAACCAGGCGGTTCGCAATGAGGCGAACCGCGCATGGTCCGGGGACTGGCACCGCGTTGCCTCCATCCCGCTCAACATCGCCTACGACTCCGGCCTCGTGCAGGCCCACACAGAGGGCAACGACCGCTATGTGAAGCGGTTCCTCAACAGTTCCGATAACCGCGCCTGGCGGACGAAAGAGGGGCATCTATGACCATCTCGGACTATGCGTCCCTTCTGGTGGATGCCGGCGAGTATTCGGGGCGTGAGGATATCGCGCACATCTACCCGCGCCTGCTCGGCCTCGCAGAGCTCAAGCTGAACCGCGGGCTCCGCGTTGCCGACATGGAAGTGACCGACGAAATCTCTCTGGTCGACGGCGACGGCACGCTTCCGCCTGACTTCCTCGAGGCGCGCGAGGTCAAGAACGCTGCGGGCATTCCCATTCGTGCGGTGTCGCTGCAACAGTTGACGAACAGCTATATGGACCGGAGCGGCACGGCGCCGATCGGTTACGCCATCGTCGGCAGCACGATCAAGGCGCGGCCGATCTCCGATCAGGACCTTACCGTCACCTATTACGGGCGCATTCCGGCGCTGACGCCGTCGAACCCGACGAACTGGCTCTTGGAGAAGGCGCCCGACGTCTATCTCTTCGCGCTGGTCTACGAAATTGCGGTCTGGGGCAAGAATGTCGACGGCGCCACGGCCGCGCAGCAACTGATGATGATGGCGCTCAGTGGGCTGAAGATCGAGGACGAGCGCAGCCGCTGGGGCAATGCGCAATTGGTTGTCGGAGGGCCGACCCCATGACCTTGCTGACAGCGATCAATGAAGCGTGCGACATCGTTTCTCTCTCCCAATTCGACAACGTCTATGGCTCGGACGAGCCGAACGCCCAGACGATGGTTGCCATGGCGCAGGAAGCCGGCGACGAGATTGCCCGCCGGGCCGACTGGCAGAAGACGCTGAAATTCCACACTCTCACCGCGTCCCCCGAGAACCTTCCGAGCGACTTTCAACGGCTGACGCCGGGCGGATCGATCAGAACGTCGGCCGGCGCCTTCATTCGGCCGGTCACCAACAGCGGCCAATGGGCGGTGATCGTCGGCATTCCCTCGACGCAACCCTATTTTTTCATCAAAGGCGCCCAAGTGCTGATTTCTCCCGCGTCGGCCGCTGCTGGCGCGGTGATCGATTATGTTTCGAAGAACTGGGTCCTGCACGATCCGGACGGCCCGCAGGCGACGTTCTCGGCCGATGACGACACCACCCTCTTTCCCGAGCGTCTTCTCGTGAAGGGCATCATCTGGCGCTGGAAGCGGCAAAAGGGCCTTTCCTACGAGGACAACCTCGCTGAGTTCGAAGCTGACCTCGCGCAGGAGATCAATGCCGACAGGGGGGCAGGATGAGAATTCAGCCCAGACCGGCCCGCATAGGGCAATCCAATCGCGGGGCGGTCTCTATCGGCCGTCAGCAGTCATCGCAGCCAGTGACCTTCCCTGCACCAAAGGGAGGCCTTGTCACCACGGCGGACATGGCATCGCAAGAACCCGGCTCGGCAACCGTGCTGCGCAACTTCTTTCCGACCCTGATGGGCTGCAAGATCCGCGGCGGATCGCAGAAAAGGGCGCTGGCGGCGGGCGGCGGCGATGTAAAGAGCGCGTTCAAGTACAAGTATGGCAGCAATGAAAAGCTGTTCATGGCGACGGCCACGGGCATTTTCAATATGACCTCGCCGGCCGCGCCCCCGACCACAACGGCGGCCGATGTTTCGGGCCTGAACGGCGGCGACTGGTGCGCCTTCCAGCATACCAATGCCGGCACGTCTTGGCTCGTCTGCCTGAACGGTGCCAACGACCGGCAGCTTTATAACGGCACGAGCTGGACGACGACACCGGCCATCACCTTCACCGATGGCACGACGATGCCGCAGCTCAATTATGGTTGGCTCTTCAAGAACCGGGAATTCTTCCTGAAGAACGGCACGCTCGACGCCTATTACCTGCCTGTCAACGCGATCGGTGGCGCGGCCGTGGTGTTCCCGCTTGGCGGAGTGATGAAGAAGGGCGGCTCGCTGCTGACCGGCTTCTCCTGGTCGCTGGAGAGTGGCGACGGCCTCAACGACATGTGCGTCTTCGTCTCGACCGAGGGCGAAATCGCGGTCTATGCGGGCTCCGATCCCTCGAGCGCTTCCGACTTCGCCTTGAAGGGCGTCTATCAGATCGGCCGGCCGCTCGGCAAAAATGCCTGGATCAGGGCAGGGGGCGATATCCTCATTGCCACCACGGACGGGCTCACGCCGATGTCGCAGGTTTTCCAGCGCGACCGGCAGGCGCTTTCGCTCGTCTCCGTCTCCCGCCCGATAGAGGACGACTGGCGCAAGGCCGCCAACGCCACCGGAACCCGCTGGACGCTGAAGCAGTGGCCGGAGCAGAACCTCGTCTTCGTGGCCTTCCCGGAAAACACCGTCATCACCGACACGACCTTTGTCCTGAACGTGCTCACCGGCAAATGGTCGACGATCAGCAACTGGCAGGCGCTTTGCTACGAGACCCTGCAAGGCGGGCTCTTCTTCGGCTCGCTCGACGGCTACATGTGGCAAGGAGATGCCGGCGGCACCGATGACGGCCTGACCTTCTCGGCAACCTATCTCTCCCAGTTCTCGCCTGCAGGCCAATTCGGGCAGAGGGCAACCGCGACCCTCGCGCACATGTATTTCCGGGCGAAGACGAAGCCGAAGGTCAGGCTGTTCGCCCGCGCCGACTATGACCGGTCAACGCCCACGTTCAATTCGGTAACCGAGGGGGACGCCAGTTCTTCGGAATGGGATGTGGGCCTCTGGGATGTAGCCGTCTGGGATGGCGCCTCGACCGTCCAACGCTTCGACTTCCGTCAGAACGTCCGTGCCGCCGGGGACATGCTGGCGGTGGGTTGCGTGATCACCTCGGGCGGAGGCTTCAAGCTCGATATCGAGGTTGACCTTGCCACAGTGCAGGTTTCCAACGGGGAGGCAAGCGCCTGATGCTGCCGAGCGATCCTGAGAAAGTCCGCGCTGCCTTGCTGCGCTGGACACGTGGCGATGAGGCGGCGGCCGATTTCCTAAATGAGATTGCCGAGATTGCCCGGCTGGCGGATGACGTCGTTGACGAGGACGAATGCCGGCAGCGCAACGTCTGCTGGCTCCTGGTCCGGACGCTGACGCGGCTGCCGCTGAATCCGTTCTTCATCCGCCATGCTGCCGCGCTGGCACCTCTGATCAACAGCGTCATTGTGCAATGGCAGCTTTCGGATGAATGGCGCTCCTCGCACGACGCGCTGAAGCGGCAGTTCGGCTTTGTCATGCGCGAGGCGGTCGGCTCGATCGTCACCGCCGTCGCGGCCATCATTGGCGGCTACGACCACGCCAAGACCGTCACGGAAGACTTTTTCCACACTTGCCATTCCGGCTCGCGAGAGACCGTCGAAGACTGGATGAAGGATTGACACATGGGCCTTTACGGTAGCGCTCCGGAAGCTCCTGACCCGCAGGAAACCGCTTCCGCTCAGACGGCGACGAACATCGGGACATCCGTTGCCAACAACGTTATGGGCAACGTCAACCAGGTCACGCCCGATGGCAATCTGACTTACACCTATACGACGCAGAAGTGGAAAGACCCGCTTAGCGGCAAGGAATACGATCTGCAGGTCCCGACCGCGACGCAGACGCTTTCCCAGCAGCAGCAGGCCATCAAGAACCAGACGGACGCCGCCGAACTGAACATGGCGACACTCGCCAACAATCAGTCGGGCAAGCTCAATAATCTGCTCGGCAAGCCGATCGACATCTCCGGCGCCCCGGCCGGCGGCAACGCAGGGGCCATCGGACTGCCGCAATACCAGCAGTTCGGCAGCGGGCCGCAGCTACAGACGAGCCTCGGCAATTACGGCAACGTTCAATCTTCGATCGCTGGCGCCGGCGATATTCAGAAGCAGGTTGCCAACAGCGGCCAGATACAGAACCAGCTCGGCAATGCCGGCGACATTACCCGTAGCTATGAGACGGACTTCAGCGCCGACCGGCAGAGGGTAGAAGATGCGCTCATGCAGCGCCTCAACCCGCAGATGGAGCGTGACCGGGCCGCTCTGGAAACCCGGTTGACCAATCAAGGCCTGCAGCCGGGTTCAGAGGCCTATAACCGGGCCATCGACGAGGCGAACCGGTCTTCCACGGATGCGCGCCTCGGGGCCATCCTGAGCGCGGGGCAGGAGCAATCCCGCCTTGCTGGTCTCGCCAACCAGTCGGCAACCTTCCAGAATTCAGCCCAGCAGCAGGCCTATAACCAGCTTCTCGGCTCCGGGCAGTTCGCCAACTCGGCGCAGGCGCAGCAATACGCCCAGAACGCCAATAACATGCAGATGGGCAATTCCGCCCAGCAGCAGCAGTTCGGGCAGAACCAGGCGCAGCAGCAGGCGAACAACGCCGCGCAGCAGCAGAAGTTTGGCCAAGGCCTGGCCGGTGCTCAGTTTGGCAACGACGCTCTGCAGCAGCAGTACCAGAACCAGAACACGGCGACGGCCGGCAACAACGCCCTGCAGGATCAGAGCTTCAACTCGCAGCAGTCGAAGTTCAACATGCAGAACCAGCAGCGGGCGCAGTATCTGAACGAGCTTTACGCCCAGCGCAACCAGCCGATCAACGAAATCATCGGACTCATGTCCGGGGCCCAGGTCAACAGCCCGAGTTTCGTCCCCACGCAGAGCAACCCAATGCCGACCGTCGATTATGCCGGCCTCGTGCAGCAGGACTATGCGAACAAGATGGGCGCATACCAGCAGAACCAGGCGGGCATCGGCAGCCTTATGGGCGGTCTCGCCGGCCTGTTCACGCTGTCGGACAAGACGGCGAAGAAGGACATCAAGAAGGTCGGCGGCCTCTACGAGTATCGCTACAAGGGCGAAGGCAAGAACGCTCCGAAGCGGATCGGCGTCATGGCGCAGGAGGTGGAGAAGGTCCGCCCCGACGCAGTGCGCAAGGGCGCCGACGGCTTCCGGCGAGTGAATTACGGCGCTCTCTTCGATGCAGGAAGGAAGAAATAATGGCCTATTCGTTCCTGTTCGGCGGCAACACGCAGGAGACGCCCGACACGCTCGCTCGCAAGCGTGAGATGGCGGACCTTCTTGCTTCCCAACTGATGGGGGGGACGCCGAAGAATGCCTATGAAGGCATCGGCGCCATGCTGAAGGGGGCGGCCGTGGGCATCGGCCGTCATCGTGACGGCAAGGCTGAGAAGGCCGGCCGGAGCGCCGCGGATGACCTGTTCAACCGGATCATCGGCCAGGCGCCTGATGTGAGCGCCTCGAGCATGCTTTCTCCGGGCATCAAGCCGGCGAGCACGAGCACGAGCGCGGGCACTGGCGCGGCGGCATCGGTCAATGTTGATCCCTCCATTCGCGATGGCATCGTGCAGACGGCGAGCGCCCTTGGTGTCGATCCTGTCGATTTGGCGACCGCTATCTCGTATGAGACGGCGGGCACCTTCGACCCGACCAAGGCAGGACCGACCACGAAATGGGGCAAGCATCGCGGCCTGATCCAGTTCGGCGAGCCGCAGGCGCAGCAGTACGGCGTCAATTGGGATGACCCGGTTGGCTCCCAGCTTGGAGAGAATGGCGCCGTTGCGAAATATCTGCGCTCGACGGGCGTCAAGCCAGGCATGGGCCTTCTCGACATCTATTCGGCCATCAATGCCGGCGGAGTTGGCCGTTACAACGCGTCTGATGCCGCCGCAGGAGGCGCGCCCGGTACCGTCCGCGACAAGGTCGAAAAGCAGATGGCTGGCCATCGGGCTAAGGCGCTCGCGCTGTTCGGGGATCAGGGGCAGGAGGTCGCAAGTCTTGATCCGGCCATCGGCATGCCTCCACAGACGGCCGCAGGCGCGGTCAACGCGTTGGCTGCCGGAGGTGGAGGTGGCGCACCGCCGCCATCTCTCTCCGAGGAAGTAGCCGCGTTCGAGCAGACACCGGAATATCAGGCACAATTCCCCGGCAGGAACGCGCAGCAGCCTTCGCAGGGACCAATCCAGAACGCTCCGCAGCAGCAGCCTGCCGTTCCTCCGCAGTTCCAAGGCTCTCAGCAGCTCGCCAACGCCCAGGGCGGCATCATGCCCGCGCTGATGGGCGGCGCTCCGGCCTCTCCCGAGCAGGTCGCACAGGCGCAGGCGATGGGGCAACAGCCGCCACAGCAGGCACCGGCACAGGGTGGGCCGGATAAGATGGCTCTCCTTCAGGCACTGAGCAATCCGTGGCTATCGCCGGAACAGAAGGCGGTTCTGCAGACGCTCTACCAGCAGCAGGAGCAGGAAGAGCAGGCAGCCCGCGAGCAGCAGATATGGATGCAGCGCCAGCAATACGAACAGGAAGCCAAGCGCAATGATCCGTCCTACCAACTCGGCCTGAAGAAGACGCAGGCCGAGCTGGATCAGATGGGCAAGCCCGAATATCAGGTGCTCACGCCGGAAGAGCGACAGGCGCTTGGCATTCCTGAGACCGACCAGCGTGTTTACCAGCGCTCGCGCGGCGGCAAGATCGATGCTGTCGGCGGCGCAGGCCAGACGATCAACGTCGGGAACGAGGTAGATGCTCGCAAGGCCGCAGCAGAGAGCCTAGGCTTGACGCCACAAGACCCGCGTTACCAGTCCTTCATCCTGACGGGGAAATTCCCCCGGGAGGATGCCCAGTCTCTAACGGCGACCGACAAGAAGGCGATCCTGGAGGCGGACGAGATGGTCGCGGCGAACCAGAGTGCCCTTGATGCGCTAACGCAAGCAGAAGCGCTTTCCGATAAGGCGAACAGCGGTTGGTTTGCTGGCGCGCGAGCTTCGATCGGGAACAACCTCCCTGACTGGATGGTGCCGGATCTGATTTCGAGCCCGCAAAGCTCCCAGGCCACGACCGACATGGACAACGCCATCATTGGCCAGGCCATCACGCAGCTGAAAACCATCTTCGGCGGGAACCCGACGGAAGGCGAACGAAACATCCTCCTCGAACTGCAAGGCTCATCGACCATGCCTCGCGAGGTTCGCAAGCAGGTGTTTTCCCGAGCTCGGGCGTTGGCCGAAAAGCGGCTGCAGTTCAACAACGACCGAGCAGCCGACTTGCGCGGTGGCACCTACTACAAACCGGATCGGGCGCCCGCCACCGGTCAGAACATAGATGACCTTCTGAAGAAATACGGAGCGCAGTGATGGCCACCGTCGAGCAACTATCGAATGCTCTCATCAATGCCGACAGGGCCGGCGATGTCGAGGCCGCGCGGGCGCTCGCGGCTGAAATTTCGCGGATGCGGGCGGCGTCACCGGAGACAGCATCCACTCTGCCGCAAACACAGCAGCCGCGCGAGCCCCAACAGGCGGATGCCCGCGATAACTGGCTTGGGCGTGCTGACACCTTCATGCGCGGCGCCGCGGACACGATGTCATTCGGCCTGGCTGATGAAATCGCCGCAGGCGGGGATGCTCTCTTCAACCCCCTGTTCGGGACCGGGCAGGACGGCGGATCACTCGCCGAGCGATACGATAGAAACCTGAAGGCACAGCGCACTACGGACGAGATCGATGCCAAGAAGCGAACGGCCGAGCGTCTCACGGGTCAAATTCTCGGGGCTGTCGGCGGCGGGGTTGGGCTTGCGCGGAACGGCCTGTCAGCGACGACAAATGCGATCAATGCTGGCAAGGGATTGCGAGGCGTAACTGTAGCCTCCGCGAAAGAGGGCGCAATCCTCGGTGCTCTTCAAGGTTTTGGTACCGGGGAAGGGATCGATGACCGCATATCGAGCTCGACGACCGGTCTTGCCGCCGGTCTGGGCGTCGGCGCAGCGTTACCTGGCGCAACGACGGCCATAGCGGGTGCCGTAAAAGGTGCTACCGCTCCGCTTGTCGCTCCCTTCCGCCCCGCCGCATACACCGACAAAGCCCTCCGAACTTACTTGCAGCGGTCCGGCAAGACGCCTGAGCAGATTGCAGACATCATGCGTTCGGCGGCTGATGACGGGCAGGGCATGTACACGGTCGCCGATGCTATGGGGAACGCCGGGCAGCGGGCACTTGTCCCGGTCACCAGAACCCCGAATGATGCTCGCCAGGAGGTGACGGACTTTCTCGTTCGCCGTCAGCTCGGTCAGCCTCAGCGACTGGCGAATGCTTTGGCCGATGGTTTCGACGCTCCGCAGACCTCGGATCAAGTCAGTCGCGCCTTGACGAGCGCCCGCGATATAGAAGCTGACCAGCTCTACACCGCGGCCCGCCGGGGCGCCGGCCCTGTCAACGTGACGCCTATCCTCGACAGGATCGACGAGACCCTATCGCCGGGCGTCAACCGAGTCGTCAGCCCGCGGGACAATATCGGGTATGACACGATCGAGGGCGCGCTTGCCCGTGTTCGCCGGATGATTTCGGACGGGAATTCGCAGGTCACCGATTTCGATGCTCTCTTTCGCGCAAAACTCGATCTCGATGACATGATCACGAAGGCAGAAGGGCAGGGCGCCGGAAACAGGGCGAACTATCTCAGCCAGGTGAAGCGGGAGGTCGATCGGGCGCTTGAAAACGCGTCTCCCGCCTACCGGAATGCCAACGATACGTTTGCCACGCGGAGCAGAGTTATTGACAGCGTGGCGGAAGGCCAGGCGGCAAAGTCGGGCCGCGTCCGGTCAGAGAACAGTATTGAGCAGTTCAATGCAATGACGCCAGACCAGCAACAGGCGTTCCGGTCCGGCTACGTTGATCCGATCATTGCGGACATCGAAAGCCTTCCGATGGGGCCGGCCACAAACCGGGCCCGTGGATTGACCACACCGAAGTATGAGCAGGAGTTTCAGGCGTTCGCCGCTCCAGGCCGTGCTGAACAGCTCGGCAACCGCATCGGCCGCGAGAACCGGATGTTCGAGACGTCGAATGCCGCACTTGGCAATAGCCGAACTGCTGACAATCTCGGCGACGTCGACGACATGGCAAACTTTGACCCGGCGGTCCTCACGAACCTTCTGACGGGAAATTGGAAGCAGGCTGCACTGACGGGTGCTCGCCAAGCTTTTAACGCCGGCAAAGGCCTGCCGCCGCGTGTTGTCGAAAGAGTGGGACGCTCACTGGTCGAAACAGATCCTAACCAGGCACTGGCGACACTTAACCGAGTGCGTGGGCAGCAGGTCAGTCGCGATCAGCTCCGCGCGATGATCCTGGAGAGCATGCTGCAGGGGTCGAATGCCGGGATTGCCCGGCTACCATAAATGGCGATACCGGCAGGAAACCCAGAGGATGAACACGGCTCCGGTGCCGAAACCGAGAAAAATGGCAGTCCAGTCAGCCCGGAATGAATAGAAATACCCAGCCCATCCGAGTGCAACGATTAAGAAAAGCAGCCGAAAGCTCTCCGGCCGCCGATCGATCTTCGGTTCGCTGGGGTCGTGCTCAATGGTGTGCCGTGGGTTCATTCGCACAACATACACGAGAATCTGAGGAATTGAAGAGAGGCGGGCCGGAGCTCCAAAATAGCCCGTTTTAGAAAGAGCAGGACTGAGCCTCCTCAAGCGTCGACGCTTTTCCCACGCACGATTCAGCTTCCTGGAGAGCTGAAAACAATCGTGCATTCCTTTCGATGCTTTCGTTGTTCTCCTGCGTAGCAGCCGTAAGTCTCCGCGCGATGCTGTTCCGATCATCCAATAACGAGTTGTATTTTCTTACTATGTCGTCGTGTTGCTCAACCGCTTCTTCTAGAACCGACTTGCATACGAAGCCTTTGTAATTGCAAGTGAAACTATCAAAACACACAGCGTCATCAGCGACACACTTTCCAAAGCTGCTGCACACTTTATCGCTGTAGTCCAGGCAAGAGGGTGATTTGCCTATTGGGCATGTGAACGACTGCGCCTCGGCAACTGTCGACATCAGAGAAACCATCAGCAGCACTGCTAATCTTAGCATAGCTACCTCCCGCCTAAAACGGGCGGATAGCCGCCACCGGACAGCCCATCGCGGAGAATACTACGCGCGGCTAAGTCTCTACCGTCATAGTCCAGGTCAATCATTGTTCGCCCCATAGTTGCCTGGCGAGATGAAATCGAAAAGTGATCGAAAAGACAAGGCTCCCACTGCGGAGCCTTTTCTAAAGGAGAATGCCAATGCCACGTACAGGCGGAGTCTACTCGCCCCCTGCCGGCACGAAAGGCGTGTCCAACACGACCATTCAGAGCGTGCCCTATAATGCGCTGGTGGATGATCTGACGGCGGACGCCAATGCGGCACGTCCGATTACGGCCGGCGGTACCGGCGCCACGACGGCGAGCGGCGCGCGCACGGCGATTGGGGCGCAGGCTGCAAGCGCCGCTCTGGCATCGATCGCCGCTTTAACCACGTCCGCCGACAAGCTTCCTTACACGACCGCCGCGGACACATATGCGGTTACCACGCTCACCGCATTCGGCCGCTCGCTTATCGATGATGCGGACGCGACGGCCGCCCGCTCCACCCTTGGCGTTGTGATTGGAACGAACGTCCAGGCATACGACGCTGGCCTCGCTTCCATTGCAGGACTGACGACGGCTGCAGATCGAATGATCTACACCACTGCGGCCGACACCTATGCTGTAGCGACTCTGACATCGTTTGCCCGCACCATCCTGGATGATGCTGACGCGACGGCGGCGAGGGCTACGCTGGGAGTGACGATCGGCTCGCAGGTGCAGGCATATGACGCCGGCCTAGCCTCGATCGCCGGGCTTACGACGGCTGCCGACCGGATGATTTATACGACGGCCGCAGACACATACGCCGTCGCGACGTTGACCAGCTTTGCCCGGACGTTGCTGGACGACACTTCAAACGCTGCGGCACGCACCACCCTTGACGTTTACAGCAAGTCCGAAGTTAACGGTTTGACTTCGAGCTCGACGCCCGCCGGGACGGTCATCTTCTACGCCAAGAGCACCGCGCCTACGGGCTATTTGAAGGCCAACGGCGCGGCCGTTTCACGCACGACCTATGCAGACCTGTTCGCTGTAATCGGGACCACATTCGGGACCGGTGACGGCTCTACGACCTTCAACCTGCCGGATCTCCGCGGCGAGTTCGTGCGCGGTTGGGATGACGCTCGAGGCGCGGACACAGGCCGCGTGTTCGGGTCTGCCCAGGCCGATGAAATTCAGAGCCACCTGCACACCGTCAACCCCCCCAGCACGGCGACGTCCTCGGACACGCACTCGCATACCTATTCCGGCTCAACGAACACGACGGGCGCGCATGCGCACTCTGTCGCATACCAGGATCGCGGCTTCAACGCCGGCACCATCAACAACGCTGAAAGCGGGGGCTCAACGGGAACGTTCAACACTGGCTCTGCCGGGGACCACAGCCACACCTATTCCGGCACGACCAGTTCCGACACCCACAGCCATACGGTTGACATCGCCCAATTCAACTCGGGGTCGACCGGCGGCACTGAAACCCGTCCTCGCAACGTGGCCCTTCTGGCCTGCATCAAATACTGAGGAACGCTCATGCCTTTGACAGTCTACAATTACGACCCGAGCACGCTCGAATACGTCGGCGCTTCCGAGGCCGACGAGAGCCCTTTGGAGCCGGGAGTGTACCTTATCCCGGCCTATGCGACGGAAATCGCACCGCCGGAATTCATCCCCGGCCATATCTTCAAGTGGGCCGGCAGTGAATGGGTGGCCGAAGCGATCCCGTCCCAGCCCTCCATCCACATGCCCGCGCTCTCGGCGCGTCAGATCCGGCTAGGTCTCGTCAGCAACGGCTTTGCACTGGCCCAGGTGACGGCGTCCATAGAGGCGATGCCCGAGGGCGTCGAGAAGGAAAGCGCCCAGATCGAATGGGAATACGCGACCACTTTCGAGCGCATGCACCCGCTTATCGCCATGGTCGGCGCCGCGCTCGGCCTCTCTGACGAGCAGATCGACGCAATGTGGGCGGCCGCCGCCAGCCTCTAAATTCCCGAGGGATGACCGATGAATACGACCGTGCAGTCTCTGCAGCGGCGTTTGATCGCGCTGGATTAGATCCACCGGTCGCTCGTCTTGCCGTCCAGCATCGCGACAGCATCGGCTTCGATACCGCGGCAGAGCTCCTCATATTCCGCCAACAGTTCCTCGCGGCATGGGAGCTCCTTGCGGAGCTCGTCACGCATCAACGCGGTTACCTCGTAGATCCTGCAAAGGCTCTGAAACGCCATCCGATGGGTGCATGGGATTTTGTCGCGGTGACGAGGCAGGGCGAGCATGAGGCGTGTTCTGCCCGCCCGGACTAAGGCGATGCCCGACTTCATATGGCCGCGCAGCATATCCTCCTCGTCAGGATGCTCGACCCTTTCATCGCCGTCCATGATCCCACCTATGCCGTAACACCAGGCGGTTATCGATACCGGTCATCGACTGCTTCCACAATCGCAATCAGGAGACATCCAGGAACAAGACCGTGCAGTCTCTGCAGCGACGCTTGCAAGATCTTCAATTCACGCATAGATGGCAGTGTCTGTGAATTCGAACGCTCAGACGCCGGGCCCCTTCTTTCGTCGAGAGAGAAGGGGCTTTTTTCCTCCTATGGGAAAAGACCCGCGATCCGGCATGCTTCAGCCTGATCTTCGGATTCGACCATGACCGAAATGGGCACGATAGGTCTTCCGTTCAGAGCCTTGAGATCCTGCCGGCATTCGAGTGGTCGTGACTTCTGAATCGCACATGCGGAAAAGCAACTAAATGTCAACATGTTTCTCCCTCGAACTCGTGTTCGGGGATACAAGGGCGGCCCTGCAACCATCCTCGTCTCGCAGCGTTTGGGTTTTAGGGGCGTCCCGAAGGAGGAGTGCGATGCGTCCAATCGAGCGAGTGAAAATAATAGAATGGACTGCAGTTCTCGCCGCAGTCGCTTTTATTGCGTCGCTTCTCATGGCGCTGCTGCCCTGAGAACGTCACTTCAATCCGGAAAATTGCCGCTGCTTCCGAATGTAAGCGATCGCCGCAGCTTCTAGGCTTCTGCACTCCGCCTCGGATCCAAGGAGGGCCTCGTCGTCTTTCTCGACTGCGCATCGAAGGACGTCGCGTCGCAGGCACGCGTGCTCATACTCCTCGCACATCTTAAGAAATGCGGGGCTTTGCATCATCCACGTGCTGCGACGCAGATCTGGTGCGGCCAAAAGCAGCCGCGATATTCCTGCCTTCTTCACATCCATCTTTCACCGCTCGGAACCGGTTCCAGGGCAGCATCTGCAAGAACCCTTTTCTCAGATGAAATGTTCCGGACGCAAGCTTGAGCCCGTAAAACAGGGGCGCCGATTACGAGGCAATCGAACCTAAGCGGCCGCCGCGAGTTTACTTTCATGGGTGTCTGACTATTCAGGAGGAAACGATGGATTGGAACCGCGTTGAAGGAAACTGGAAACAGGTAAAAGGCAAGATCAAAGAGAAGTGGGGCCAGCTCACTGACGACGATCTCGATGAAATTTCGGGCAACCGCGACCAGCTCGAGGGCAAGATCCAGGAGCGCTACGGGATCGAGAAAGATCGGGCGCGCCGCGATCTCGACGACTGGTACAATCAACAGAAATGGGACTGAGTTGTAGCGGTCCAAATGGAATTTAGCCCCGCTTCGGCGGGGTTTTTTATTGCCCATAGGGCAGATACTCCCTCCACAAACAATAAGGTGAAATATGGCTCGGGAAACTCTTCCCGTCGCTCTCGAACTCATGTTGCGGGCGATGAGGGCGGCTGATCGCGTCAGGCGCTCCTCGGGCGAGGCCCCCGTCGCTGGAGGTAGGCACCAGGCCTCTAACCGCCCCGTCCGCCGTCGGAACGGCTAACAGAAGCTTAGCGTCGGACGATTGCTCAACGCCATTAGCCCTTCCGTCGTAACCCCACAGTCATAATCAGGAGAAACGAATGAGCGCCATCACCGCTCAGCACGTTCGCGCTGCCGCAAAGGGCAAAGTGAACGAGAGCAACCTCGCGTCCGTGCTGGTGGCACTGGACAGGTACGGCGAGCGCTTCGGCATGGATCGGCCGCACCGTCTCGCGCAGTATTTAGCCCAGCTCATGCATGAGAGCGGTGACTTCCGCTACGATCGCGAGATTTGGGGCCCGACGCCGGCGCAGCAGCGCTATGACACCCGCATCGACCTTGGCAACACACCGGAGAACGACGGCGACGGCTATCTCTACCGCGGCCGCACCGGCATGCAGTTGACTGGCAAGGACAACTATCGCCAGTTCCGCAACTGGTGCCGCGCCGCCGGTCTCGACTGCCCGGACTTCGTCAAGGATCCGGACGCGGTCAACACCGATCCTTGGGAAGGGCTGGTGCCTCTGTTCTACTGGGATACGCGCGACCTAAACCGCTGGGCCGACGAGGGCGACGCCGAGACCATCACGAAGAAGATCAATGGCGGCAAGAATGGCTTAGCCGACCGCTTCGATCGGTTGGCGCGGATCTCGCTCGTCCTCCTCGGCTACCGCGCCGACAACGTCCTTCAGTTCCAGGCTGACCAGCGCCTGCAGGTCGACGGCGACGTTGGGCCGAAAACGCGCGCAGCGATGCACACGGCCCTTGTGGCTCTCACCCCGGGGGAAGCGGCACGGCCGGAGGTCAAAGCCGCACCGGTGACCGAGGAGAAGCCGGTACCGGTTCCTGTCACGCCGCCCAGCCTCGACGCGCCTTGGTGGAAGTCGAAGGAGGTCATCACCCCGTCTGTCATCGGCGGCGGCGCTTCGCTGCTCACCGCGATCGGCGGCATGCCGTGGCAGAACCTCCTCCTGATCCTCGTCGCGTTCGGCGGCATTGCCGGCTTTCTCTACTGGCGCAAGAACGCTGATCGGAAGGCGGTGGCAAAACAGGTCGAGGGGATGGCGTGATGTTCTCCACTCCTCGCCTCATCGCGGCCGCCGCCGCTGTCGCCATCGTCGTCGCCGTCGTCGCCTGGATCTACCGGCAGGGCGGCGACGACGTCAGAACCTCCATCGAAAGGCAGAACAATGACGCTGGCCGTACTGCGGACGATGTCCGCTCTCGCTTTGACCTTTGCCCTCCAGGGATGTGGGACTTCGGCGCCGGCAAGTGCCGACGGACTGCGCCGGGTGGTGGGCACTGATCTGATCGGCGCGCGCGGCGCGACACCGGCAGATCAGCGGAAGATAGACCGGACCGTCGTCGGCATCTGCGCGGCGGCGGTTTGGACGAAAGCGGAATGCGTCCGCCACGGCGAAGCGCAGCAGTAACTCGCATCACACTACGAGGGCAGGGGATTGTCTGAAACACAGGAAACGGAAAAGATGGTCGCAACTCCGAAATGGAGGTTTGAATTCAACCTCAACACATTCGTGATCCTGTTCGGCTTTGCCGGCGGCCTCATAGCGTGGGGCGCGACCTGGGAGAGGGTGAACGCCAATCAGGACTCGCAGGCGAATTCCATTGACCGCCTCGACAAGCGCCTGACAGCTGCCGAAGTCTCCCTTCGGCAGATCGACAATCACGAGCTCCGAATATCGGCAGTGGAGAAGCAGGCGGCCGAAGCGGCGACTTCGATGAAGGCCGTCGAGAACACGCTCAACAGCCTTTCCATCGACACGCGTGTGATGCGCGAAATCCTGCAGCGGATCGAAGCCGGCCAACGCGATGGCGCGCAGCTTAGGCGTTGAGATGGCAGCGCCCCCGGCAAGGGAAGGCGCTACCTGCTCAGGTCGGCTCCGGCAGTTGGAGGGTATGTTTAAGAGCCGACATGAACTCGCATTAACTGTCAGTCATCTTTGCCAAGCGCGTCTAAGAGGAGAAAAGCAGCGCTCCCACAGTAGAAAGGAGCGCCGAAGTTGTTCGATTCGATCGATGGCGCGAGCGTCGTTTCGAAGACAACAGGCGCTTCGCAATCCCTTAACAGCGTGGCCGCTGGAATGTTCCGGAACAATCCCGTTTTCAAGGCTGGCCACTTTCAGGCCGGCTCCGGTAACGGTTGCTGGGGAAGCGGCCTGCCGCCGTCCCCGCCGTCCTCGTCATCCGGCCACCATCCCTGCCAATCATCGCCGAGCGCCTCTTTCGCCTGCTGTCCGTCAAGGAGGGTCATCAGCCTTTGCAACAGCTGGTGCTCGGTAATGCCGCTTTCATCGGGAAGGTATTCGGCAATGTCCTTCTGGCAGTCCCAGATCAGCTTTTTCATTTTCAGCGCATCGGCCATCGGTCGTCTCCTCTTCACCGTCGAGGCTCTCTTATCAAGATGGCATTTCCGTCTCGATTTTCACACTTCCCGCATCGCATTTTCGGTGCGAGCCGAAGGACGCTCTGCCGCTTGCCGAAACGTGCGGTCAGTGACCTTCGGTCAACCCGGGCAATGTGGCCGCAGCGCCGGCATTTGCAAAGGACATCGCACCATTCGGGAAGGTTCGCAAAAGTGATCTCTTCTGGGGCGCCGGCTGGGGCCGCATCACCAGCCGGTCCCTTCGGGAGACGGGCGGCTCTCCCGATGGCAGATCATATGTGAGCTTGCAGCGATCCCGGTATAGATTGCCGCTCTTCGGACAGCCGAGGGCCTTGGAGAATTCGGAGAGCAGCCCCGGCATGCTCCGGTCTCCGACCCGATCGAAGAGCTGCTGGGCGTCGTATTGCCTCTTTACCCCACACTCGCATTTGATGCGGATCTTCGACCAGGCCAGAAGTTCCGACAGCCACCATGCTCCGCCTCTAGGCATGCTTCAACTTCCAATCGGGTTGATGCTCCCCGCAGAACCACCGCGGCTCCTCTTTCCCGAAGGCAAAGCCGAGGCTGCCCCATTTCTTGCAGCCGGCATGCTCGCACCAGTGCTCGTACGCGACCGTTTCCTTGAATGTGCTCGCCCCGGCTTCATCGCTCATTCCGATTTCCCGTAATTTCCCGCCGACATTTGTTCCTAATATGTTCTCTCAGCCGAAAGAGTCAATTCGGCTTTTCGCGGGCCTGTGCGTTAATGGTCTATGGCCAGAGCATCCTCAAAGAAGCCCCGCGATCTCCCTCCTACTGATCCCATGCCAGCGCGGGTTGATCCCTGCCTTGCAACGCTCGTCGCCAAGCCGCCGAAGGGGCCAGACTGGACCTACGAAGTGAAATGGGACGGATACCGGCTCGCGGTCCACATCGAGCCCGGGCGGGTGAGGGTGCTCACGCGCGGCGGCTATGACTGGACCGGAAAGTTTCCCTCGATCGCAGACGATGCGCGGCGGCTCGCCGTTAAGACCGCTATCCTCGATGGCGAAGCCGTTGTGCTCGACGACAAGGGCCGTTCGGACTTCGGGATGCTGCAGCGCGCGCTCGGCCGCCTGCCATCGCCCTATGAATCCGGCGCCATCGTCTTCTTTGCCTTCGATCTCCTTTATCTCGACGGCCGCGACCTTCGCCGGCTGCCGCTGAGCGAGCGCCGGCGGTTGCTCGAGCCGCTCGTTGCCGGCCGGGACGGGGCGGTTCGCCTTTCGGAAGAGGTGCAGGCCGAGGGCGACGAGTTCTTTCGCGTGGCGTGCGCGCACGGCCTCGAAGGCATTATCGCCAAGCACGTCGAGAAGCCATATCGCTCAGGACGGGGCGAATGGTGGCAAAAAATCACTTGCAAGCGGCGTGATAGTTTCGTGGTGGTCGGCTTAGAGCCTTCCACTGTCCCGGGCCACGTCGGTCGGCTGCTTCTGGCCGCGCGCAAGGCCGGAGAACTGGTTTATGTCGGCGGCTGCGGTACCGGCTGGTCACATGAGCTTTCGCGGGAGCTACGCAACCTCCTCGAATCCATCGCTACGAAGACACCGGCAGTGGACCTACGGCGGAAGAATGCCCTCTTCACGGAGCCGGTGCTCGTCGCTGAGGTCGAGTACCGCGCCTGGACCGACGATGGGATGCTCAGGCACGCATCCTTCAAGGGGATTCGGGACCTGGCGGACAATTCAACGATATATGAGCTGAAATAGCTCGGCTGCGTACCGGCTCGCACATTCAGACATGAAATAGCCAGTTCAGCGGGAGTGAACGGGCTTCATGCGCTTGCGCTCCTGCCGGGTTGCGGGGCTTTGTCGCACTGACTGATCCACCCTTTTTTCAACCGGAGAATTGACAGGATAAATTGTACTTGCACAAAGTCCCTTCAACTGGGGGGGCACATGGCATTGATTCTCGATCCGGCGCAGCGCGTCATAGATAAAGATCATCAAATATTCGTACTGCATCCCGGCGAGGGAAAGCGCTTCTACAATGATTTCATCGCGCACAAAGCGGTCTTCTTGGATATCCCAGGTATTAAGCTTGAGGGCGTTCCTGACATCGAGGATGAAGAGACCAGGAAGCTGCTCCGTATGGCTCGTGCCATTGGCGGCTGGCACAAGAGTGGAAGGCCCGCTCAACGGTTGCCGCAGCGCGATCCTCAGGCTTTCTCCGTCTCAGTTGAAGGTCGTGAGGCTCCACGCTTCATGCGTGAAGTGCAAACGCTGTACAAGGACGCCAAGCCGGGTGATCTGATTATCATCCCCGGTCCAGGCTACAATTCGGCTGTTCTGATGGCTGAATTGGTCGGTGAGTTCGACCCAGAGTACAGAGTGGATTCTGTGCGGTACTCTGCTGATTTCATCCCCGCGCGCCGGATCAAGTTTCTGCAGACGGGGCACGCGAAATACGAGTTTGGCCGTCGTGCAATCCAGCTTATGCAGAACCGACAAGCGATCATCCGGGTGAGTGATGACGCAGACAGGCATGAATTCTATGAGCACGCTTACGGAGACTACGTCTGGGGTGACGTATCCGGAAATTACATGGAGATCACCGAGGCAGTGGTCGATCAGAAGGATCTCACCGACGTTCTCTTCATGACGAATTACTATGGCGCGATGTACGTCGCAATGAAGGCCGGCAAACTTGACCACTTTGCAAGCCTTCCATGGCATAAGGCGATCAACGAATACTACAATCGCGAGTTGTTTGGCGATATTTCGATTGAAATTCATTCACCCGGATTCTTTGGGAGACCTATGCGAAATGCTTCGCTTGCCGGCTTCATAGCGGCCATGACCGCTCTTGCCGCCGCGGGCGCAAGCTCCGCCGAAGTCGCGACGATTGAAGTTCGAAACTCTGCTAACGGTCGCGTATCCGTTTGTGATCTGGACTTACAGCGGGATGTCCAGTCTACTGTGAAAATGGTTTCCAATGCCCATCTATGGTGGGATGAAGTATGCGCAGCGCAAAAAGCCGCGTCTGAGAAGACAGGCCTTAAGACTAAAGCAAAGGTCATCGACAAAGATACGACTGGCAATTAAGAAGCGCGAGAGCGCTCCTGCGGAGGTCACAGCACCATGGCCGGCATCACCACCTGGATGAGACATCACCTCAAAGCTGCATTTATCGCAGTGGCTGCAGGCAGCGGCATAGTTGGCACCGCTGCCGGCACGGCGGGCACATACTATTTCGGGCTGCAGCAGAGCCGCGTTGACCGATTTGCTGACAGTTTGATGGAGGAATACAAGGCTGTCGCAGAGTCCAAGCGAGAGCTTTACGTTGCAATTGACCAATTCACCTTTGCTCTCGCTAAGGGCAAAGAACCTGAGCCGGCCGTCGTGACCGAACTAAATCAGAGGCTTCTCGATTTGCATCAGCGTATCGATGTCTTCAGCCTTGGCCTCACCGACGAAGACAAGGAGAAAGTCGCCGACGTGAAGGCCGCTCTCGCCAACATGAAAATCGAGGCGGCCCAGGCGAAATCCAAAGCTGACTTGCCCTACTTTACTGGCCGGCTTGCGCAATTCGAAAATGCCTATCAGGCTGCGCGTCCAATTGTGGAACGCAAGATCGGCACACCGAACGAACTTCTCGCTGGTTAGAGCTTCTCACTCGCCATACTGCTGGTTAGTTGGGTTTAGTCCCATCCAGCAAAATCTTCAACGTCCTGATGATGTCAGCCGCGTCCAGTAGTACGTCTCTGGTCTCCGCTGGAGATAGGTCACGGGCGCGTGCGGAGGCGACCTGGAGGTCGATCACAACGTCCCGGGCACGGTGACTGCCAGCGATGCCCGTCTGTCTGCGCATATCACGGATCGTGTCTACCGAACGATCCAGCAGCCGGCTGATCTCGTAGGGCGTGAGCCTGTCCGCTTCGTTCGCGGCTCTGATCAGTTCAGCAATGAATGCGGTTGTGAGACTCATGGGCGCTCAAGCCCAGCCGACGTAATCGCGCTTTGCAAGCTTTAGGAATAAGCCGAACCAGAAGCGGTACTCCTTACTGTCTCGGCCGCCGTATGCTTCCAGTGCGCAGTATGCGACAGATGCCGTTGGGTCCTTACCGTGCTCGGCCACGGCTGTCTCGATGGCATCTTCTTCCGTTAAATCCTGCCAGCCGGTCATTTGCTCACGCCCCAGTCGTGGGTAGTTCATCCATCCACTTTTCAATGTCTGATTCTCGCCACCTGACGCAGTTTAATCCGAAATGCCTCGGCTTCGGAAAACATCCGGCCTTCATCCAACGGTAGATCGTGGAAGTGCCGACGGAGGTAAAGGCCGCGACCTCCTTCAGTCTCAAGAATCTATCAACCTCGATACCGTCAAGAATAGATCCTGTTGCCGCGGACAGAGGCGTTTCATCGGTATTTCGTCGCTCCGGTAAACTGATGCCAGGCATCTTTCCTACCCGTGATGTCTCTGAGGACACGGGTAACGTGCACGGAGAGCCTTGGCCCAACTGCCTTGAGATTGCTTCAGCGTCGATCGCTCGATCGAGGTCATGGCGATACCAGAACTTACGCTTTGCACTCTCGACAACCCGCGGCTGTGGATAGGTCGTTCCGACGCGATCGAGAAAATCTTCGACGTACTTTTCGCCGCAGTAGCCCGCCGCTACTTCCGCCATCATCCGCGGCGGCCAACTACCCGGCGGCACAACGGCTGTGCGGAGCTTTCTATCCGATGTAGCCATCAAAGCACCGGGTATTTCGATCGGTGCATGTCCAAGTCACGCATGGCCTTTCGACCTGCTTTGGTCAGCCATATTTCAGTCGGGTTGCCCTGCCGGTCTGTCTCGGCGCCCTCCAGCTTCTGCTGCGTATGGCGCCCGAAGTTTTTCAGCGCGTACCAGTCCACCCGTACCTCGGCGCCGCACTTCATCAGGTATTCCAACGCGTTCTGTTCTCTCCAGTTTAACGGTGGTTGGATCGGCGGCGGCGGAATATCCCCCAGCGGAGTTTCGCGAACACGTTCTCGATCTCTCCACGCCTGCCATTCTGAGAATGACGTGAAGCCTTCCGGTTGCAGGTCCGTTTCCGGCGGCGCAGCTGAATTTGGATGCAGCCGGATCGCATATCTTTCCGCCTCGACCCCTATTGTTATGTTGTTCCGCTTAGCCACAGCAGCCAAGCGGTTGAGCTCAGCTTGCTTGATGATCGCACGACTGGTCATCGGCCTCTCTTTGGCTTGTTTCGGCTGCTTATGCTTTCCATGAAAAGCTTCTCCCGAATGCGATCGGCCTCGGACATCGGTTCTCGCTCAGGAGTGTTGTTGGAAGCCCTAGCAGCCGCCAATCGCGCACGGACGACCTGTTGGGCGGTGATGCCTTGTCCTGCGGGAGATGTTTCCTTCAGCTGCACATTGTTGCGCGCCGGCACACGACACCTATCGATCATTTGCCGGATGGCATTTCTGGTGACGAACTCTTTGTTCGCGATGCGGATGGTTTCCAAATTGCCCTTCCGGGCCTCAGTGCGTAGCGAGGACTTGGTCAACGACCCGTGAAAGAACAATTTCGCAGCTAATGCGAGGGAGATCGGGTCGTCGTCGCCGATATCGTCAGACATATCGAAGCCTCCCAAGTCGCCAAAGGGAATGCTGGATCAGCCTAAATTCCTGAAGGCCTGCCGCGAAGTCAAGGTTCGTCGAGGACGAGTAGCGCTCAGAAGAAGTCCAATTCCCAGCTTCCTGTCCGTCTGGATGATCTCGGCGTACAACCAAGATCCCGCGGTAGATCAATCGTCCCAAAAATTCTGCTTCGGCGGAGGGTCCCCTTCAGGGTCGAAAAGGTCATCGGGCTCGGGGAAAAGGTTCTGCTCGATCAATGCTGCCTGAAGGGACTCGACGGTAGTTTGGGATTCGAGTACAGCGAGACGCTCCTTTGCCCATGTCAGCATTCTGTCATATTCCGCCGGAAGCAGCCCATCTGCCGGAATCCTTGAAATTGTCAGCTTCAGATCATCAACTTCCCGCCTTGCTTGAGCCAAAATCGTTAGAAATTCGTGGCGACTTTCCTCGCGCACTTTTCTCTTTTCAGCTAAATCACGCCGGCGAGCCATGTGCTCTCGCTGCCGTGCTTTCTCACGGTTCTTGTCGTCATGCTCTTTCTGGACGAGGAGATTAACTCGGTAACTCTCGACTATGGAGCCGATGCAGTCCTCGATTGTCTTTCCATCGGTGTCCACCCAATTCTTTTTGAGGCCTTCGGCTTGGCCAAATATCTGGAACGCCAAGCGTCCAACATAGACATTCTCGTAGAATTTCCATCCGTTGCGTTCTGACACAACCCGCTTCTTCGGGCTCGTGATCTGGAAATCAACGGCGGCGCTGCTGTCGATGAACTGGACGCGGCTGCCCGACCCATGGAACGAAATCCCATACGGTTCAAAGGCCGTAGCGAGAGCGCCCAGGAAGGCTAGAACGCGAGGAACGCTGTCGCGATGGACCTTCACCCAACGCAGTTGGACAGTTCCATCTCGTTCGGGCGCAATACTTCGGATCTCCGCCGCGAAGGATTGCAATGACGCGTGCAGCGTAGCTTTTTGCACGAGCTTCTTTGATACAGGCGCGATTTCGATCATTCTGGGTTGCGCTGCTTCCGAGCTCTGAGTTGCAGCAACGACTCGTTTCGCCGCTTTCGTCGCCTCTATCGCAAAGGCAACATACGGATTTGCCGCCTGCCTAAAACCCCCGATATGCACCGTCTCCAATTCAGGAGTGTACATCTTTCGCAGTGGGGTTTTCGTAACCTTCTGGCCCGCTTCGAGCCTTGCCCAATAGCCTCTACCAGGTACGGGTACCTGATTTCGCTCGCATATTTTGGCGAGCCCCCTATCAGACAGTCCGAATTGCTCAGCGAGCTTCAGGATCGGCGTAGACCACACAAGATCGTACAGCTCTTTACGGGTAAGCGTACGCTTCAGTTGTTCCATGCCGTCCTCTATGTTTCCACGAAGTCGCAAAGCTGCAAGCGACGCTCGGAAGAGTCAATCGGCCGTTCGCGTTGACGAGCAGAGTGCATCGTTGTCTGCTGACAAACGCCTTGGCTTTTCAATGAATTTGTTTATCGCCCGGACCAAGGCGATTTGCCACGTTCCAAGGTCTATCAACTCCGGGTCATCGAGTCGGTGATAGAGACCGGAACGGTCCTCCGCTACCAATCCTTCCCGGTCCATTCTGGACACATTGGTTACGGTTTATTCCTGAGACATTGGCCGGTGCGATCCTGCATATTGTCGCTGGGCGCGAGCAAGGTTCACCAAAACGGCTTGCCGGATCTGCGAGGGAGTGCCGCCCTCCCGTCCACTCGATGAGCTTTCTTATTTTTCGAGCGCGCTCTATCACTCATAGGGCCTCGCTCTCGCTCTTGCGTGAAAGCTCTGAAGCCGCCACTCCTTTCCTTATTCGCCGTTTTGACCACGAGCCGCCACCAGAGGCCAGTGGAAGCGCCGAGTCTTGTGCACTGAATTCTAACGTCGTTAAATGAGTTACTGTCAAAGGTCATACTCGAAAGATCATTAGAGTAGATTTCTGCTGGTTACTTGATCAAGACGGTTTTGGCTGTCGGTCGCTCCTGCGCCGGATCCATTCTCCAAACTTTATGACGAGAACTGTCATCGGCGTTGTCTACCCTTATTTCTCGATCTGGAACTTAATTCTGCTGTAGTGGTTTTCCCTGGAGGAAAGAACCTAAAGGAGAACTCCAATGGCTGACAGAGGACCAACAGTAGTCAACACAGGGGGCAGCGGCGGTGGGTGGGCCGTTGCGGTAATCGTGATTCTGCTAGTTGTCGGAGCCTTGTTCCTGTTTGGCGGCGATCTCTTCGACGGCAGCGGCGGTGGTGGAAATACCGACGTCGACGTGAACGTGCCGAACGTTGAAGCGCCGCAGGCACCTTCAGGCGGACAGGAAACGCAGGCGCCTTCAGGCGGCGAGGGAACGTCGCCGGGCGGCGCTCAACAGTAGTCATCAACGTCGAGCCGTCCCTCGACGGCTTCCGGAACTGGCGAGCGCGCCTGGTGAGGCGTGGTTCATTTCTCCCGAAGCGCTCGCCCTGATGTCCTGCCGCTTGGTCCGTCCTCCCCGGCTCAAAGACGCGGAAGGGCGGAACTAATCCGCTCCCCTGCCGTTCAGATATGAGTTTAAGCAAACTCTCAAATGAGAGCATGGAGGAGAAGTCATGAACATCGGCAGGCTTTTCGCGGCCGGGTTGATTTTGGGCGGCGCGGCGGCTGCTGTACCTTCTGCTTCGTCAGCCCAGTCATTCGACCTGTATATCGGTCCGGACGGTCCGCAGCTGCGTGATCGCAGATATGACGATGACGATTACGATTATCGTCCGTCTCGCGGCTGCAGCGAGCGTCAGGCCATCCGTCGCGCCTATCGGCTTGGAATCCGCGACCCGGATATCCGGTCGGTCACGCGGCGCGAGGTCGCGGTCGACGGTGTCGGCCGGCGCGGCCGGCTTACGACCGTCTATTTTGCAAATCGGCCGGGATGTCCTCGCATAGGTTGAGCCTCGTCTGCTACAGCGCCGAGCGTCTTATCAGACGCGCAAAGGTCGCTGTGGCACTTTGATCTGCTGCATGTTTTTGTCCTTTAATCGGATACGATTAAAGGACACATGCAGTAGTATAGCCGAACGTTCGCCATCATAGGGCGCCGCGCGTTTCCGGACGCACGGCGCCATTTGGCATGCTGCTACAAACGGCAGCGCTCGGGCAAGACTATCTGTATGGACGAGGCGGGCGACGGAACTTCCCGGGGCCGGCCTTGTTAGAGCAATTCCAGGAAAAGTGCGCAGCGGTTTTCCGTCCGGAGTTGCGGCAGAAGGGTGAGCAATTCCAGGAAAAGTGCGCAGCGGTTTTCCGTCCGGAGTTGCGGCAGAAGGGTGAGCAATTCCAGGAAAGTGCGCAGCGGTTTTCCGTCCGGAATTGCGGCAACGAAAGGTTAGAGTATTGCCGGAGCGGAAATGCTCTGGATCACGATGTTTTAGGTCTGGTTGACCTAAAAACATGACCGTGATCGATTGCACGAAGTTGGAGCGGGATGCGGGCGGAAAACCGCACACACTTTTCCTCATCCCGCTCCGGGTCGGTCAGGAGGATCGCATGCCGGCGCCGAAAGAGATGGATTCCGCATTGACCAGTCTTCCCCTGAGAATCGGGGCCTATGTCCCCGACGATCTCCTGGAGGACTGGTTCGCCCCGGGAACGGGAATGAACCCGCCCTCGGAAAAGGCTTTGACCGAGGCAGCCGCATACGGCCGGCGGTTCGAGTGCGAATTCAAATATTATCCCGAGCGAAAGGAAGGGGTCTTCTGGAAATGGGTACCAGCCATCTGA